GTTATCTGACTTTTCGGAACCTTCAGATGTTTGGGAGAGTGCCTCGACTGCTTTAGCAAGTTTGTCGAGATTGCCAGATTGGCGTTTGAGATTTGAGAATGAACTCATGTAATGCTCCTTATTAACGGTGTATAAACGGAATATGTCAAATTACTACTCATAATCAACTGCTAGTATATCATAATATTTAGGCATTGTCAAACGTATAATTTCAATATTGCCAAAGTATCTTTCCAATTTTTGTGGTGAATGCCAATGCCGCCTGCTGCATTCCATTGTTCGATAACAGATAATGTATCGTCAATGATAATTTTGTCTGGTGCTGCATATTGTTGTTTCAATCTTTTTCCTGGTACAAATATAGCATTAAATGTAATACCATAAGTTTGTAACCAAATCAATTTCTGATTAGAAATATCCTCATATCTTTCTTGATTTGCTGTAGAAGATAGAATCTGTGTTGGTATATTCAACTTACGGAGAAAGGTAATTCCATCCATTGCACCTGGCATTAAATCTAACTTGGCGAATTGGGAAGTAGCAATAAACTCATCAAAGAATTTATCAAATTGTTTTTTCTTTTCTGCTTCTTTCGGTTCCATGTGATACATTTCTTTGTATCGTTTTACGAAATCAGCCACAACTCCATCGAGGTCAAGATATATACAGCTTATTTTTGGTTTTTGCATAACATTCCTTTTTTCCAACCAACCGGTGGTTTTTTTGTTAATAATTGTTTGGTACCATTATTGTACCATTTATTCCCTTTTGTTGTTGGTTTTTGATATAGTCTACCCAAAGACCAACCAACACCAGGATTTTCAATAGATAATGTATTTTCTTTTCCATTATTATACCATCTGCTTTTTTTATTTGCTTCGGATCTACGAATCGATTGCTCAATTTTATTTTTTTTCGATTGAAATTTTCCTGGAGTACCTTCACCTCCAATTGTTTGATTATAACCATTTTTGAATGAATCATATTCTTCAATGAAAATCGATTCAACTTCTTTTAAGTGGTTATAATCTGAAGTTTGATAAATTAATTGCCAATCAAAATTGTGCCAACCATATTTACGAATAGCATTATGAAACAAAAACCCATTGTTTAATTTAGCTTTTGATTTGTGTGCATAACGTCTTGTTGGCCAATTTTTATCGATACCAATGTACACTTTATTATTAATTTTATTTGTTGCTTTATAGACATAATAAATATTCATGCTGATATTCCTTTACAATATTAGAGTAGGTAGGAACGCCAATTCCGTGACCTACACCTATTTATATCAGGCATATTCTTTAATCTTTTCTTTTAAAATATTTTTAAATTTTTGTTTATCGTATTGTATAAAAGGTGTGTACTTTAGACACCTTAGTTTAAAATCTGGCCAAATAATATCATCATCAATCTTTTTATCCCACATTGGAAAGAAATTCATAATATCATTTAATATACACAAAGTTTCCAATGAAACTTGTTTCAATTGCACAAAGTGCATTAATTGTGGGTAACCATTTGGTTTTACCTGTAACATACTATCAGGTGAACCACCATCAGCCAACAAATACATTATATCATTTTCAAAGGTATAAGTCAAGCTCTGCTGAGTTTTTTGCCACTTCTTATATACTTCTTCTCCATCTTTGGCCATATCACCAACCCATTTATCACCTTGTAGAAAATTGGCAACATAAAAATCCCTTAATTCTTCCACACTATATTTTCTACTAAATTTGTAAAATGTGTATTTGTCCTTACGTTTAAGGAATGTTGCAGTACTCACATTTGTTTTACCATGATATTTAAAGTAATCATAACTACTTGAGGTAAAATGTAACTTTAAACTGTTATACAAGGTAAATGATGCATAACCAGAATTTTCAGTCATAGTGGCAAGCGAGAAGTTTTCTTAATCAGGTTAAGTTCTTGTGCTTCTTCTTTAATGCGTGATTTGAGTGCAGTCGATATTAATGTGCTAGCAACTTCTACCTCTAGACCAGTTTCTTTGCAATGATGTAATATTGCATCCATTCTGGTACATTTAAGTTTTACTGCTAATTCATCAATCATCAAACTAAAATTACGGATTTCGTCTTTCGTAGGCATTTAAAACTTCTTTCAATTTTTCAATTTCATCTTCATTCATTATTATAGTCTGTGAGGACATAGGAGGCAAGCCTCCACCCGGTATTTTTGTTTCATTAAATCTAATTAACATGATATCACCTTTATCGGTGTATGATGATATTCTGAAGAAAGGCATTTTTTATTTTCTATAAAATATATGGTTACCTATTTGACCCACTCTGGTTAATTTCCAACCAGGATTAACATAGTTTGCGTGGTAATATAACGCATTTTGCTGATACATTAAATCATGTGCAACGTTACTAGTTAATGCTCGTTTCGCAACCAACAAAGATTCTTCCCATTGGTATTTATTCCGAATCATGCCTGTCAAAGAGTTGCAGACCCAAGAAAATTGGCAAACCAAGTTACCATTAATATTATTTTTTTGGTTTACAACACCACATACAGTAGAGGGGAAATTACCGGAATTGGCACGATTGATTGTTACTTGTGCCACAGCTAATTTACCTTCATATGATTCGTTACCTGCTTCATGATAAACATTTTCAGCAAGGCATTGAACTTCACTATTGAAATTATTTTTTACTTGATATGAAACAATTTCTTGTGTTAGTGTTGCAGAAACAGGATTAATACACATTAAAGTAATTAATGATAATGACAATAAAACTACAATGATACTTTTGATTTGATTTGCTAAGCGCATCATATCTCCTTTTGTTTACGGTCGATATTCTGACCTTGGACCCAAGTACTTTTGACTTTTTTGGTAGGGTTTGTGGAACGATTGTTTCTGTTGCCAAGTACAATCGCTGGAAAACTCCGCTGTGAAATTAATCAAGCAGCAAGTGCATAACTTTCGTCATTTGCATTTAATTTAATTGCTTCTTCGACCGAGTGTCCTCAATCCTAACGTCTTTAGCGTTGACGATTCTCCATTGTTCTAATTACTGTCATGTCGAATCCTGCACCCCCATCAGAAGTATTTTGTCTGGTGCTTGAATCCACGGTAGCCCCGCTCTTCATGGCCGGTCCTTGCATTGGTCGACTTTAGCAAGTTTTTCGGTGTTCCATTGTAGCTACACAAAATACTTTTGGTGGAGGTGGTGGCATCGAAGCCACGTCCACAACAACTTTCAAACAACTTCAACGAATTACTTAATTGCGGTTGTATTCTTTTTCTTCAAAGATTTTTTAATTGCTTTCAACCACAATTTTTTTTCTTTTTTAGCATTGTGTTCAACACAAGCTTTATACATTCGTTTAATAATTTCTTTGACTTTCATATTAAATTCCTCATAATGTTGTCATTATAGTGTAATATTTAGGCTTTGTCAAGTGTTATTGTGGCAATAGTGATGAAATTGGTACTGGAGCCTTCTCCACAACAGGTCCTTTATCAATATTATCAGCATAATAATACTTTGTGATACCATCGATGGTAACCACTTTCCAATATCCTGTTGGTATTGGTATACCATTCATTTTATTGTTGCCATTATAAACGGCAATATTCACCACATACATATCTGATTTAGATTTTGAGAGTAATGTTCTGGTATGTTCTTCCAACATTCTCCACGCCTCTCGGTTGAGTGTAGGTTTCTGTGGTGTCATGTTAGTCATTAAGAATGTTTCATACATCTCCGCAATGCTGGATGCATCTCCTGCGGGCGCCATGTGGCCTTTGTCGTAACCAGTATTTTCGTATTGTGATGGTGATGGATTTTTACCAATTCTTGGATCAGAATGGAAAGCATCTTTGCGTGGCACAGAAATTTTATTTGGATGCAAATGTTCTGCAACCACTATCACCCTTTGATTTTGTTTATCATATAATGAAACAAAAAAAGTATTGCAAAGTTCTACTGTACCTTTTACTTCGATTGGATTGCCATTATATAATTCTGGACAACTAGAGGCATTGCAACCTATAGGTATCAAAAGAGTTAATAAAAAGCAACCTATAGGTATCAATTTCTTCATTTTTTTCTCCATTAAAGTCCGACCCACCACCTGTTTTAATCTAAACAGGAAATCTTACTGATTATTATAAAACTTAATTGCTTTCGCCAAGCCATGTATATGGTCTTCCGTTTTTTGAATGAAAAGCAAAGGAGGATTATCTTCAACTGCCATTATGATAACTAATTGGTGGATTGGAACTCCAATAAGTTCTTCGTACATAATTCCGTAGGCTGTAGTCTGCCAATAATAATCTTCAATCTCTGCACTTGATTTAATCTTCTTTGATGTTTTAAAATCAATAACAGATAATACACCATCAAACTCACCGATACAATCAACACGACCTGCCATGCCTAATTGTTTAGACCACAATGCACATTCTTGATAATGTATGTTATCAATTCTATTTAGCAATGGTTTGAGAGAACGGAACATTTCAACAGCATCAGGCATAATTTCACCTAATGATTCATTATTTAAATATCGTTCGCAAAGAGTATGAACATTAGTGCCACGAGAAGTGGCCTTTCTTGACACACGATTGGCTTCTTCTTCACCAACTCGTTTGCGCCATTTCATAATAGCTTCTTTCTTTTGGGCGCCAAGCACCGTGGTTACAGAAGGCAATTTAGTACCATCTTCTAATGTGTAATATCTTTTGCCGTCAGGAAAAGTTTCGGATTTTAAGTCAGCGAGGACTTTTGGTGGACAAAAATTAAACATTTTTTCTTTTTTTAGGGAAGATTTGTATACTTATTCTAGGACATTGGCTGGCAACAGAAACTAAAGTAACGGAATGCCACGTTCCTAATTCTTCACCTTGTTCTTGTTTTACTGCGGTGTTAAATGATGGTTGATATCCCATAATCTCCTTACTTTCATATGAATCTTTATATAGAAAGAGTCCACCCCAATCTTCATGCCAATAATCATTTAAATAAATTGTAACGGCTTCATCCCATGTAAAATCGTTGTGCCACGGAATATAGCATAATCGAGTACCAACATAATTCATTACATCATATTCTTTTTCTCTGTCGGTTAATATGCCTTTATCGTAAAGTGTGTTTAATATTTTTTTAGAAGTTTCTTTATCATAATCCCGAATGTACCAAGGAAAAGTATCTTTAGTTAATGGACCTTGCCAATGATAATTGCTCGACCAAATTCTTTCTCCGCTAGTGAACAAATCAATAGATTCTTTGAATAAACTTTTTGCAAAGTTTTCATCTAATACATCTGTATAATAATTTAACATATTTTTACTCATAATGGTATCCAATGATTTAGCCAAGCTTCAGGATTAAAATTGTTTCTAGGTACGATATCAAATGCAATAGTGATTCTATCTCTATCGGCATATTCCCATGGCCAAGTTCTATGTGTATCTCCTGCACTTTTACTCATAATCAATAAATTGTTTTTACTCTCTATATTAACAGGTTCATATTTGTTTGGCAAGCGATAAGTGGTAGCACTGTGTTGATGAGAGTTTGTAAGTCCATAGTGTATTATGCAGTTAAAGTTGAAGAAACAGAAGGTTCTGGTTGGTTTGTCATAAGTATTGTATCTAAAAACCTTAAATTTAACACTTACTTTTTGTTAATAATTGCAGTAGAAGTATCTCTATCTAAAGTCAAAAAACCATAACAAATTACATTCCAATCTTCTGAATTACCTTCTTTTTCGCTTTCCGATGGTACATTAAGTTTAAAATGTTTTACTAAATATTCTTTATCACCATCAAACACTCTCCATACATGGTCAATAGTTCCACGACCTTCCTGACCACGATTTTTATTAAAGCGAATACGATACTTATTCATATCACTTCGACTTGTGGTTTTTCACAACATTGATTCTGTTGTTTTGCTTGCTCTACTGCAATATTAAAATGAATAAAACTTATTGGTTTTTTAGATGCGTTTTTGGTAAAAGAATGTGGAAGCCAAGAATTAGTAATCATTAGCTGACCTGCTTTTGGAACAAAATTAATCATGCTACTAGCATGAGTTGCATCGTTCATATTTTTCTCAGGAAGATTAGTAATAGTTTTTGCATCTTTAGGTTCGTGAAAAACTACTCGGCTTGAATCTTTTGGTACATCCAAAAAATAAAAACCTGATAACACAGCACCACTTCCATGAATATGTTTTTCCATAGCTGAATGTTGATAATGCTCTTGTGTCCACATTTCAGAAAAATAAGTAGAAAAATATTGCATAGCATAGCCTTGACTATTAAGAATGTCCCAACCAGTTTGTGCAACAAAATTGGAAAACTCCAACATTTCAGGGTCATAGTTTATAGATTCAGTCATATAAACTGGGTAATTTGGATTTAATTCAACTTCTTTTTTTCTTTTAGCAATAAACTTTTTAGATATCTTTCTAGTTACATTCAAAAATTCAGGCTTGTCCACCATAAATACTGGGCAAGTAAAAAGTGGTATTGCTTCTAATGTATTTTCCATTATATCCAAGAAGTTTGGGTTGTATAAGCGTTCATTTTGGTAAATGCTAAATATGTTTGATGCACTTGTGTTAATAAAGTTTGTGCTGAAGTAAGACCTATTGATTCTGTATAAAGCCCTGTTGTTGGATCTAAAACAAAATATTGCCTATCAGTATTAGGCGGTTCGATACTTAAATCTACAACTGTCCATACTACACCACCTTCTACTGTTGTTTGCAAATCTACAGTAAAAATGTTTGATTGTTGTGTTAGCCATGCTTGTTGATTTGTTGCTAGTAATGAATTGGCTTCAGGTTCACCACCAACAATACATTCACTTGCTGGAATAATATAGTTTCCATTTTTGTCTTTTAGTCGTGCATCAATAGTAGCTTGGCTGTCACAAATATATTCTGATTGAGATTTTGCCGCATCGGGCACTACATAAATTTCCATTAACTAATACTCCCGTATCTTGTTCCTGTTCCTGTCCAAGTAATGTATGTACCAGCACCGCAAGTAGCTTTACCACCAGAGCCGCCGCCGCCGCCGCCGTATGTTGGTACTGTTCCGCAACAAACATAAGCATAGCCAGCACTTCCTGATCCCCCAGATGCACCCCAATTACCACCAGAGCCACCAGTTCCCCCATTAGATTGGAAGTTTCCATGACCAACTCCCCCAGCACCTGCTGAGGAATAAGTTCCGGAACCACCAGAACAACCATTAAAGCAAGAAGCACAGCCACCTTGTTGACCGCCAGCACCACCAGCAGAGTTTGCCGCATTACTTGAACGACCACCGCCGCCACCGCCGCCACCGCCTTGAGCAGCGCTAGCATGACCACCACCGCCGCCACCGCCGCCACCGCCTGCAATAGTGCCTATATTATTAAAAGTCACAGCAGATGAAACTTTTAAAGCAGTTCCACCACTACATCCTGCTTGTCCAGAAAAATTTGGATAACAGTTACCACCGCCACCGCCACCACCACCCATACCGACAATAGTGCCATTGTTAGTTACAGTAACACCACCGGGGAATGACCCCTGAATATTCATAGCTGGTGTTCCTGTACTATTAGAAGAAATAAT